GCCACCGACTCGTACACGCCGGTCTGGTAGATCGCGTGGTTGCCGCCGGTAGAGTTGAGATTGACCCCCGTACTGTGCGTGACGAACACGCCCCACTTCTTCGGGAGGACGCCACCGAACAGCGCGGCGACCGACACCGGACCGAACCAGTACGTGCGGTCGCTGTCCGCGGTCGTCGGTATGACGGCGGCGAGCCGGAGGGCGGCGTCGCGGATGCCCGTGCTCGTGACCGTCTCGTCGCTGTCCGTGCCGTCGAACACGTCGGGATACGTCGCGTCCTCGACGAGCGCGTAGACGTAGACGCGGATCTCCTTCGCCGTCGTCGGGCTCGTGCCCGTCGTGATCTTCCCGGCGAGCATGTAGTCGAGGTAGAGGTTGGTCGTGTTGTCCACGGCCGTCGACTCGCGACCCGCGACCAGCGTGGCCGACGTGGCAAGCGACGCCAGCGTGATCGTCAGTGCGGCGGACGAGGCGTAGGCGATTTTTATGGATGCCATTTCAGATACTCCTCACCGCTTCAATCAGCGCGGATACCTCGGCGTCGCCGACCCGCACGAGCCGACGGTACTCGGTGCTCCCGTGCGGCACGGCGGCAGCCTCGGTGCGGAGGCGGGACTGCCGCTCGTCGAGAGCGTCCCGCGCAGCCAGCCGGCGCGCTTCTCGGTCGGTGGCTTCGGCCTCCGCGGCGACTTGCGCGGCCCTCTCGGCCTCGTGCGATGCGAGGATCGCGCGGAGTCGGAAAAGTTCGTCGTCGGTCAGTAGAGGTTGGGGCATCTACTCACTCCTCCCGCGCACGACGACCCGCCGCGGGCTCCCGAGGTCGCGGTGGGCACGCTCGGCGCTCGACTTGCAGGCGTTGTTGTTTGCCATCAGACGTGTGTACCGTAATCAGGACTTGGATCGAAATTCATCGTGTTTGCGTCCACACCAAAGCCGATGACACGGATCACGGCGTCGGTCGTCGTCGGCGCGGTGTTAGTGATGTCACCCGCGGTCTCGCTCACGTAGGCAGCCGCACCGACCGTCAGCGTCGGAAAAGCTGTGTCCGCGCGGACCGTCCCGCGAAGTAGGACGCGTGTCGCGTTCCCGTCCGCCCCCGCAGCCAGCACGCAGATGCCGAGAAGGACCGTGCCCGCCGTGGACGCCGCCGACGCATCGGCGAGTTCCCACCGACTATCCGCGACAGCCAAGTAGACGAGGTCGCCGAACGCGAGCGCAACCCCCGCCGTTCCCTCGATCGTGAACCCGGTGAACTTCCCGTCCGCCGACAGCGTCTCGTCGAGCTTGATCGGCACGTTCTCGGCCAGCGTGAGCATCGCCGCCTGGTGCTGCGTGACGCTCGCCTCCGAGATTCGCGCGTCGGCGAACGTCCCACTCGTGATCTTCGATGTTGAGAGCGCCGGGAGATCCGACTCGGTCAATGCGCTCCAAGCGATTGTGCTGGACGAGATGAAAAGGAACTTCGTCCCACCCCCGGGATCAGTAAGGGCTTCCCAGGCCGCAGCACCCCGCCACAACAACGATCCCTGTGCGTCATCGATGATCGCGAGAACTTCGGGCACCGTCAATTCAGATGGCGCAGCGGCGCCTCCGCTGTCGTTACCGAGCACACGTTGATCCGCGACGTTCTGGATCTTGGCGTAGGCTACCGCGGCATCCGCAATGTCCGCCTCAGCCACCTGGCCGGTTGTAAATGTTGCTCCGGCCGAAGCTTGCTTGACGACATGTCCCGTCCCACCCGTAGCCGACATGTCGGCACCACTGCCGCCACGCGCCAGTGCCACCTGCCCGCTGGTGATGGCGCTGGCCGCATGTGTGTGGACGGCAAGAGCAAAGCCGCTGCTGTCGATCCCGTCCAGCTTGTCGGCGTTCAGTCCGACGACCAGAACATCAACAGACGATCCTGCGATCTGAAAGGGGGACGTCGCCGCGCCGGAGTTGAATGTGGGACGATGGGCGATGGGGTCGTCCCAAGCAACGACCGGATCGGCGGCGGTGCCTGAGACGGTGATTCCATCCCCGCCCGAGACCGAGTTCACGCCACTACCCGCACCCCCTGTGCCCGAGGGTGCAGGAAGGAACGCGGACCCCAGGGCGAAGGTCATCGTCACGTTACTACCGCCACTCCTCCCGTCACCGAGATCCCAAGCGTGCCATAGGGAGTTGATCCCGTAGCCTTGACGCCGAAGCGGACCACCTGCTTGGCCTTGACAGTGACGGGCACTTCACCACCATCCTCGGCGGAGAAGCTGGCTGCGGTGAGTTGGAGGATGTGCTTGGTGACCTCGCTGATCCCATTCGTCGCGACCGCCTGCGTCACCCAGAAACCCTTCCAGGTGGTGCCTTCCTCCGTGCCATCGGAGGACACACCGCACTGCCCGATAATCTGGACGCTGGTCTCGCTGCCCTTGACGTAGTCAAGGATCAGGTTCAGGAAATCAAGACCAAGCACCCGGACTGCCGAGGTGTAGACGTAGGATCCGGTGAGCGTGGCCACCGCACGAATGGAGAGCGCCTCAGATGCGGTCCTTGGACCGCTGATCGCCGCACGAGGGACGTTCAGGATTGGGGTTGGCATTCATCGCCCGTGGTGTCGGGCAACGGGGTATCCCCCTCCGTCGCGTGTGCCTGGGACGGAGGAACGTGCGAGCCATCCAGTTCGGGGGGTGCGTCGGGCAGTTCAAAGATCAGATGATCCTTGTCAACGGCCCACTGCGCCCCGCGGATCGATTCAACATCGATACCGGAGTGCTCCAGTACGGCGCTCACCGCATGAGCAAGCTGTGTGGAGGCGTCCTCCAAGGTGTTGTGCGCATGGCGCCGTTGGGCCAGAAGCGCCTCAACCCCGGCGCGCTCAGCCGCGTTCATCTTGATGGCGGTACGACCTGTCAATGGAACCTCCTACATGTGGGCAGCACAAGCATACCGACCGGAGTGCGATCGGTCGAGCCTCTTGTGGCGAGGCGTCACGCGACATCAATCCAGAAGATGAGCCCGAGAATCTGAACATCGCCCCCGCCCAGGGTGTCATCACCATGCGCCCCCGTCCGCTCGAACTTCACGTGAAACAGCCCACCATTTGCCAGGCTGTCGGCATTGGTGAGTGTGACCTCGACGACGTCGATGTCGTTGGCGGTGCCGGGCACGGTCTCCACGGCGACGTTGGCGGTGTCATAAGTGACCATCCCGCCCGCGATCCCGGCGTTGCGGCGACTGATCGAAACGGCGAGCCGGATGTCCCCTCCTGTCGCGGTGGCCTTGTAGATCACACGACACTTGAACGTTCCGCTTGGGAGCGAGAAGGGTCGGAACCCCATGAAATACCAGACCTGATCAACGCCACCCCCAAAGACGTTAGTACGTTGCTCGGCCACCTCCAATGGTGTGCATGTGGAATTCGTCGATACTGTGCCGTTGGGAAGCTCTCGGTGGACCTCCGTGTCCACCGTGGGCGCAGCGACCGGAATGCTGGAATCTACGTAGCCCTTCGTCGCCACGTCCCCGCTATCCGTTGGGGTGGGCAGATTAATCAGGGTCTTGTTGTTCATGTCGATCCCGGCCGACGTGAACTTCATCATCTCGGTAGGTGCGCCTACGGCGTCATGTGCGGACCAGACCAGGTTATCACTGGCAGGATCGACCTCGCTGGAGTACCCATTCCGAAGTTTGCCCGCTGCCATCTCCGGAATGCCCCAGCCCGAAGACACACCTGGAGCAAAGATCCAGTAGGTCTCAGAGAGCGTCAACCCCGTTGGAGCGAAGGCATCATCGATGTCGGTGAGATCAACCTCGGGCGGTGTGATGACCGCGCCGCCGGACGCCGACCCACCGCGGAACCGGCTGGACCCTGGGCGTTGAGTGTAGGTGAAGTCACCACGTGGGGCTACCTGCGTGCCTCCGTCGTCATTGTCGAGGTAGGGGCCACCCACCCGACCGCCCTGTGCGGCAAATGCGGAGATACGGTACGTGGCAGGCGCACCTTCGATGAACTTCTCAACATCCTCCGGGCTTCGGATGCCATCTTCATATCGGGTATCCGCCTGGCCGTCCTCGTAGCGGATGGCCAGCCCGGTCAGGGACGGTGCCCCGGCCTCGTGCATCGTGACCAGCCCACGGCGGAAGCTCATCGGACTGTGGCCGATGAGTGAGTTGCCCCGCTGGATGTTCTGTCCCACAGGCGACCAGATGATGTACCGATCATCAATCGGTGTGAGGATCATATCCGGTATGCCGGGGTTCTTGCCTCCACCCGTCAACCCGCCGCCTGGGCTGCCTCCACCCCCCGTACCCGGTCCTGGTCCAATTCCCCCGCCAGGTGTTGGTGTCGGCCCGCCCGTTCCGGGACCCCCACCACCCCCACCAGGAGTTGTCGGCCCTCCGGGGAACCCTGGGCCAATACCGCCCCCTGGTGGTGGGGTACGTGGTGGTGGGGTACGCCCTGGGGGGTCATCCTCCCGGACCGGCGGCGGACGGTAGGTCGTCCAGGCATCCCGCGTCCACCACCGCCACTTCCCGCTCAGGATGTTGCCGCCGCTCTTCGGGTATCGGTACGTGACGGCGGGATCCCACCCCATATGAACAATCCGGAAGAACTCGTGAAACCGTGTCCCTCCAGGAAGGCCTGTTATCGATCCAAGCGCCTCGTCGATGACTCCCTTCGGCCACCAGGTTTCGAAGTGCAGCGGGCCGTCGTAGGACTCATGTGCGTACTGAAGCGGAGGGATGAACTTGCTCTTATCCGCCGGGGCAGGGGATGGGCTCTTGCCATAGTAGAAACAGGCCAACTCCGACAGGTGCATGCCGTTGATTACGTTGCCATCAGCGTCGGTCCCGACCTGGTGCTTGTCGCCGGTCAGTTCGCCAGGGTGGGTCGGCCCCCCGTCGAATTCGCTCCACCGAAGGACGCGATCCCGATCGAAGGCGTAGCCCCCCTGGCAGTCGCCCTGGCCCGCGTCACTGAATTGAATGGCCAGGACGTTGGTCCCGCCCGGTGCTCGATCCGATGTTCCGCCTACCGTGATCTTGGGATCCAGAATGACCCGGAATGCGGAGTGCAGCCGTGCCGTGCGCCCAGGATCGAACTTAGCGGGTGCCTGCAGATCGCAAACAAGGGAGCCGCACAGGGGGTCACCCGCGTAGTTGACTGCAACCAAACGAGGATCGGTCGGGAGGTAGTCCTCGACCTGCCGGTTCTCGTCCATCACGGAGAGCACGATCCCGAAGTGCCCCTCGGGGAAATCGGGCCACACCGAGCGTCGTCCCGGCTTCAAAGGCTCCATTCGCTTGTCGGGATCGAATGCAGTCCCCTGTGTCGGCAGTACCTGGTACGTGCCTGCTACGCCCTTGTTTGGGCCCCCGGCTTCGCCGTCACCGCCGCCACCTCCTCCATCAGAGCCATCGCTGATAATTCGGTGGTACTCGTAGATCACGAACCACTGACTCTTCTCAAAGGATTGAACGTAGTACGTCTTGTACTCGTACCCAGGTGGCGCCGTGGGAGGGGGAGGGGGTTTGATCTGAACCTGCCCCCCACCCGGGGGACCATTGATTGGGCCACCTACGCTGGGGGGGTTCAGCCCCACCTGGACATAGAGGATGTCAGGGGAGGGGTTGGGGACAGTAATCGTTCCACCAATGTCGATTACGATCTTGGCCCAGGGAACCTTGTTGCTCCCCATCTTGGAGGCGCTGGAGTTGGTTGCACCACTCACGGCCGCGTTCAATGCGGCTGCCCCCATCGTCGCGAGCACCTCCTGATAGACGTAGGAACCGATCGGGATGTTGTTCACCCCCATGTAGGTCTTGATCGGCGTGTTGCTCTTCAGCTTGTACGTCTTGCCATTCCGCTGAATCGTGGGGGGCTGCGTCCCTACAAAGAAGTACTCTGAGATCAGTTCTCCGCCCTCATCCGGCCCCTTCGATGACCCCTCCGTGCCCGACACGGTCGTGGCAGGAAACACCTCTCTCCAGGTTGGGATCTCACGCGGTGGGGGAAGCGAGCCCTGACCGGAGATCACCGATTTCGATGTGTCCCCGCTGGAGTACAGCGACGCCATCTTCTGCCCGCCGTCAGTGCCTCCACCAGGAGGGTCGGAGGGTGTGCGCGTATCCGGCGGCACTTCACCAATGGGGCCCTCACCCCCCGAGTCGCCCCCGTTCCCGGGGTCTGGTGTAATTCCACCACCCCCCGTACGGGGCTTCCAGAGCATGAAGCCACCAAGATCGCCTGCGGTCTCACGATCGTAAACCCATGGATCAAGCTGGTTCACCGGCGTTTCAATCAACCGAACGCCGAAGAGCGAAGGGCGCCCGATGACCTCACCGCCCGTGATGAAGGCGCCCTCGTGTGCCTGGAGAGGGAAGATTCCACCCTCCAGCGAACGTCCGTCAGCGGCCTTCATCGATCAACCTCCAGGATTGGCCAGGCGCAGTACGATGCGTCGGGTCGTCGCATCAAGGTACTGCTCCAGCCGCAGTTGCGGAAGCGTAGGCGGCAGCGTCAGGCTGGTGGATAGCTCACCCGTGGGTTCGACAGTGTACCCCACCTCCGATAGCCAGCCCGTCGGGACCATGCCGGGCCTCTGTGTGGCTGTCATTGACCCCTGGTAACGATCAGCCAGGGAATGCCACACACGGGATGCGGCCGCCTTCGCGATGGCGTTCATCGACGCGCCACCGCCCAGGTTGGCGTCCCCACCATCAGCAGCCGATGTGCTAAGGTTGATCGTCCTCGCGTCCAGTTCCGAATTCAGCTCATCGTCAGGAATGTCGCCGCCCCCCACACCGAAGACCTGTTCGATGTTCTCGGCGTTGTCGTCGGTCCAGGCAATGCGTGCGGTCTCGTATCCAGGACCGATCAGGTACTCCAGTGGGGGGCCCTTGCATTGATCCTGGCCGGGGAAGGATGCGACGGCATCGGGGCGGATGACCACCGTCGAGAACTGGCGCGACTTCTTCCCGCCCATCGCGGGCATGGCCGTCAGGATCACGGCCATCTTGTAACTGGCCGTCAAGCGTGGCACCTGCCAGCCCCTGCCCAGGAGATTGAACCCGATCGAGTTGTACCGTGGGTCGGCTCCCGGCGAGCCCTGTGCTTCGGGCACGCGCGTTCCCGCAGCAGTACTTTGATTAGCAAGCTCAATTTGGCTGGGCAAGATCTGCTCGAACACACGGAGCTTGTCGGGCATGAAGCTGATGCCAATCACCCCCTGGTCCATGTTGATGACCGATACACCAGCAGGCGCCGCCTTTGTGGTGCTCCCAAGGTTGCCACCTGCAAACCCGGGCACGTTGATGATGTAGGACTTGGACCCGATGTTCCTCCAATTGATCAAAGCGCTGCGCCGCGTCGCAATGTAGGAGTAGTCAGAGTAAACCGTCGCACCGGCGCGCATTCCGGTCGTTGCATCAAAGAGCCCAACACGCGCGGCGGTGAGTTGGAAGATGCGTCCCATCCAGGCAGGGTTGATCTGATACGTGCGGCGGTAGCCGTTCATTAGGGCGCCCACACGCGCTGACCAGTCGGCATCGGGGGACACCTCGCCAGTCAGGCCCAACGCCGCCCAGAGGCCGTTGAAGGGCACCATTGCCCGTCGAATGAAGTCCAACGAGATGCTGCCCAGGTAGGGCGCCTCCCCCCACGCGGTCAGGATCGAATTGATGTCCACCCAGTTGCCCAGTGCCAACGTCCGCCCACTGACCTCCAGGCTGTAGTCCGGGATCTCAATGACGTTCTGCATGAAGCGCGCGTCTTGCTCAAAGGTGGTCGTACCCTCCTCGAAGTCAAAGCGAACCTCGCACTCACGAACGAACTGAACACGGATCTCGCTGGGACGAATGGATGCCAGACTGATCGGCTGAACCCACCCACGGTCCTGCTTCGCCGGACCGGCATTGTTGATAGCCTCAGTCTCGCTACCGTCGGTTTTGAGGTAGACGCGCACGGCTCCGGTCTCGGTAAGGCACACACCAATGCCGGTCAGGTACCCCAGGAGCTGTTGCAGGCCATCCGCCGCGGGCCCTTGGAGAATCAGGTTCTCGATCGGGAACTTCTCGAGAAACTTCACCACCTTGGAGTCGTCCAATCCGGTGATAGCGACGCTCAGAGAACCTTCCTCTTCCTCTGCACGAAGGCACGTACGAAGCACGTCCTCCAGAACGTCCTGCGCTGTCCATGCCTTCCCATTGTTCAGGCTGAAGGGTGCGTACGCAATTCGATCGGCAATGGCCTGGGTCACCTCGTCGGCCATCGTGTCAGCCGCAGTCAGGCGTTTGACGCCGACCTTACGTCGGATGTTGTAGCCCGTCCGCAGGGTTCGAAGGTTCCACCACCACCGACGATCGACCACCTTGATTCGTCGAATGTGTGGGTTTGGTCCTGGTGCCTCATGGAGGATGAACAGGTTGCGGAAGGTCTGGCCCTCCATCCGAAGCGTAGCGCGAATGGGGCCGCCCCCAGCGGCGCCACCTGATCCAGGTGTGATGGACCCCCCACTGTCATCCTGGCTGCTCCTAAGTTTTGATGCACCACCAGGCGTGACATCAAAGGTGGTCGTGTACGGGGTGCTGCCCTCAATCAAAGACCAGACCACCACGCTCCGGCCCAGGATTGGAACATCATTGATGTGTGCTGTGCTCATGTGACCAAGCTGAAGAGTTCCGTGACCTGGGTCCGGACGCGGCGAGTGATTCGAATGATTGATCCCCCGTCAGGAAGCCCAAGCGAGAGGGGGGTGGTCTCGTAGTCATCCCGCAGGAAGGCCTTAGAGCCACCGTTGATATTCCCCCCACCACCTCCGGCGCCACCTCCCCCCACGCCAAAGACATCACCACCACCTCCGGCGCCACCTCCCCCCACGCCAAAGACATCACCACCACCTCCAGCAACGTCGTTCTGGGGGATGTTGAATGTCGGGAATGAAGTTGATCCGCCCAGGGGTGTAGGTGCGCCTTGAAACCCAGGGAAGGGAATGGGGTTGCCCCAGGCATCGCCCCAACCGAAGAAACCGCTTCCCCCGCCACCGCCGTCTCCACCCCCTCCAAGGATGGAACCCCCACCACCACCGCCAATCGCTTCCTCCATCACACGAACCGTTCGCAGCTTACGGCCTGATCCCGGGTATTGATACTTCGCGTAACGGTTGCCACCCACCCAGGCGGAGACTAGAACCTCGCCTTTATCATCGGATTCGGTAGTGGTGATTTCCCGTGCGAGGAAGTTGGAGGGGGGAGCGACGCCGCGCAACGTGGCGCTGATCTGGTTGTCGTCGTACTGGTACTGTGGACGATCCTCAATCAAAGCAAATGCACTACTTCCCGCTGCGGTACGCATCAATGCGATGAGCCAGGGGCGTACACGTGACCAGACACTGGCCAGGTCCGTCGTTTGCTCAAAATCCACGTAGCAATTGAAGCTGCAGTCAATCGAGATGAACGGACGAGCATCACCTGTGCCTGACTCTCCATAGATTCCCGACCGGCCACCTGAGTACCTAACCGATGTTGCCCCCACAGCGATCTGCACGCGCTGCTCAACGATTTGGGCATCATCGCCTGAACCGACCTGCCCGTAGAGGATCTCATGGTACTGAATGCTGAATGCACATGTCTTGTCGTTGTAGCTCGTCTCGGTACGGGGCTCGCCGATCAATTCCCAATTCGTGATCGAGAGGCTGCTTTTCACTGACGACACCACACCATCGATACCAGCCTCGTAGCCTGCACGTGCAGCAACACCCGGCACCGCGGTCCAGACACCGGAGAGGGTCACCATGCGGCGTCGGGAGGGGCTGTAGTCCACGTTGACGCCGAACTCACGGAGCCCGCTAGTCGCGACGTTGTCAGCGGGGAGCCCGGCTGAGATGCGCACGGAGAACCGCTCACTGCGACCTGTATTTGCAATGTGCTCTTGACGTGTGATCTCGGGACGAACCTCCAGCCCGGTGTTCCCGCTCTGCGAGATGGAGATGAGCGTTTGCGCCCCCAAGACCACGCTCAGATTATTGAACGGATCACGGAAAGCAGTAATGGCAGTGGCACGGGCGGTGTTGAAATCCGCCTCGGTGTCAGCTTGCACCAGGAAGCTGAACGCCATCGAGAATGTATCAAAGGTCTGGCTGTACGTGAAATCACCATCGGGAGAACAGGTGTACCCACCGTAGGTGATTACGATCTCTCTGCTAGGCGGCATGGATCATCACCTTCCTATGGCACCCTTTGTGGTGTTTACCAAGAGATCGGCCAGTGCGCCTCCGACCATTTCACGAACCATGATGCTTCGCCGTGAGTCCAGTTCGGCAAAGAGACTTTCCGCTTCGAACATTCGCAGCCCAAAGTCCTTGAGATCAGCTACGTCACCGACGCCCAGGGTGCCATTGCTCTTGGCCTTGGCGACAGCAAGGGCTTTCATTCCCTGCACCGCGGGTGCGATAGCTTGCGACTTCACCTTCAACAATTGAAGTTCCACCGCAAGATCGTGAACCTGCTCCTGGATTCGATCTACGATCTCTTGTGGCACACCAAGGTTACGGGCAAACTGTCCGGTGAACGCCGACGCTTCAGGCCCGTACTGGCGGACCATTTCAGCAGTCTGTACCGCTGCTCCGATAGGGATTGGACCTACGGTGCCTAAGGAGCGCCCGAAGCGGACCACTTCATCGTAGAGGCCCCCGCCCGTGACTACGTTGTATCCGGTCTTGGCGCGGCCGTACAACTCGCGCCCCCGTTGGCGCCAATCAAATGCACTGTCTGGCGCCTGATGGGGGGAACGGGATCCCTGTCCGCTGGGATCCCGATCCGCAGGGGGTGTGCCCCCCGGCCCACTGGGCACCCCCGGAGCACCTGGGGGCTGCTGACCACCTTCACCCGGAGGACGTCGCTGGGAAAGCCGATCCAACTCCGCTTCGGCTTGCTTGACGTCGAGGCGAACCACCAGCTTGGCTTCAGCAGCAACTACCTCCTGTGCCATGTTGGTAGTCCTCCATTACGCTGTGGTGACCGTCTCTGTCACAGCGTCAGATGCGGCGAAATCCGTATCGGCTGTGTAGGGATCGTACACCGCAAAGAGCGCATAGGACCATGTTCCCACACCGGGGCTGTCCGTCACACTCGTTGCACTGGCACCGTCAGGCGTGCCGCCCAACACAACACCGGTCCCGGATGAGATTGATGTAGGTGCGGTTGATCCGGATGCGCGTCGCAGCACCATTCGCCTGTAATCGAATCGGGTGGCCGGAAGGGCCCAGGTGAGATCAACCGTTCCACCACCACCATCCACCGCGGTTAGGTGTGTGCTCGGGTGATAGAAGAAATCGTCACCTAGCTCGGCCTCGAAGCGGTACGTGCGCCAGGCCATGTAACCGGAGTTGGGGTGTTTCGTTCCGTTGCTCGCACCCTTACCACGGGAGTAGATTCGAACGCCGTTTGATTCGCCCAGGCCCTTGACGGTCGCCCAGAGCTTGGCCTCTAACTCCAACAAGCCCTTACCCGCGCTGTCGTTCTGATTCGCACGCCCGGCGCCCATGAACGCCGCCTCCCCCGAGGGGTCGTTCGGGTGGGCCACCGCGATGGTCACATCGAAACGCTGCATGAGGAGATCGGGCTCCTCATCATGTTCCTCGTCGTAGGTGGCGTCCTGCACCCGAATGATCGCGCAGGGAAATCGAATGCGCCCGAGGAAGTCCTGGTCCAGATTCGCCGTGATCACCACCGCGTTTGAAGGGAATAACTTGTTCCCACCGCTCCACGCGGCATCCCGTAGGAGGTACTGGAACTGTTTCAGGAACTGCCAGGCATTCAATCGTCGGCTCCGGCCAGGATCCGATCCATGACAGCCTCGCAGGCGTCCTGATCTTCACCATCATCCGTGTGTGCCGTCTCCCAGGCTTCCCGATTCTCCGGGGCGGTGGGGTTGCGTCGTGGCTGGGGGAACCGTACGCCAAGGGAAAGGGCCACTGTCGCGATCCTTTCGGCCCAGACGGCCCGGGATGCGTCCTCGAAGACTTCGCGCGTTGTGGGCGCCATGTCGTGCCAATCGGCCCAGGACAGGACACCACCCACCGCCAGGAAGGAGGACGCGCAACGCAGAAGAGCATCACGCCCGGCGTCGGACAGTTCGCCATCCGTGTGGACGATTCCGGAATCAATCAGGAAGCGATCGACACTCACAATGAAAGATCCTCCAACATTCCGGTTTGGTACATCCTACCATTGGCATCAGGGGCGGCTTCCCACACAACGCCGATGCCTGCCTCCCGACGTCGAGAGAAGGACAGCGTCGCCGCATCCTCGGCACGGGGCAGGCCAGCGTACAGGAGCGCCGCCGGTTGGCTGGTTGGATTGATGAGCGGGGCAATCAAGATCTTGGCGCCGCTCATGAACTTCCCCGCCCGAACCGATCCGTTCACATCCCAGGAGGTCGTGGCCTTGCCGCTCCCTGACCCCGCGGCGTAGGTGGGGAAGACATTCCCAAGCAGGTCGGCGTCCCAGGTACGCAGCACAGCGACGAGCATGGCCCACTCACCGGTCCAGAGGCGGCGGTTTGGGACGTTGCCCCATTCGATGGCGCGCTCGGTGTGTCCCCGTGAGCCCCAGCGGAACTCGAGCCCCCGGGCCAGGCCCAGGTACGTCCCGCCGTAGGGCGCTGTCGTGGATAGGTCGGTAGGCGTCAGGATCAAACGCGCGGGGCCCTTGATCACATTGATCGTGTTGGGCGCTGCCATCAGGTCCCTCCTACAACGGGAGTGACCCCAGAATCGCCAAGGTAGTCAGCCAACAGCTTCTCGATAGTCTCAGCGCGTCGTTTGGTAATACCTAGAAAAGGCCGACGATTGACTTCGGTCTCCAGTTTGTTGAATCCTGGTGCCAGGAGGAAATTGAGCTTCCGTCGATACCGTTCGTTTGGGTTCTCGCTCACGGTCTCGTTACCGGACTCCGACCGCTTCTTGGTCTTCTTGGTCCAAACGTAGCCATTGGCCTTGGCCCAGGCATCGAACTCTTCCGCCGTCACATCGTCTGGAGCAAAGACCTTCTTCTTCTTGCTCTTCCCTAGCCAGGCATCGATTGCGTGCTTGATGTTATCTGTGACATCCTGCTCGCTCTGCCCCCCAGACTGGTGGAGGGATGCATAGGGCGTCTCGGTGCCGATCTCCACACCATCCTCCCCCACCAGTTGATGGGAGATTGTACGGGAGAGCGTAGCGGTCCGCTGCAGTGCCGGGCGGCGCTCGAAGGTCTCGCTACGGGGCTTGGTATTGCCCTCGCTGAAATCCTGCACCACCCCCGCGATCGAAATGAAAGGATCGTCGGTCTGGTTAGGGTATTTCTCCGGCCAGACGTGATCACCAAAGCGTTGATCGGTGAATGCCTGCCGGGCATCCCGTGCGATCATTGCGCCGATCTGCTTGATCAGCTTTTGGGCACCCGCGATCTTACGCCTAAGGCGTACGGTACCATCCGGGCCGATGCCAACGGTTACCTCGCGGTCGGCCATTGATCAATCATCCGGGAACCCGTCGCTACTGCCCTGCCCATCTGCTGGATTGTCGAGCAGGACATCGCTCATGGTGGAGTGATCAAACGCGGGGCGTACCGTTCCGGTTGCGCCCTCGATTGTGGGCACCAGCAACGAGTCGGTCCTGGGGGCCAACCGGTCGCGGCCGGTGACCTTCGAGAGCGGCTTCAGGTGGTCGGTGATCCACTGGTCAAGCGCCTTCTTGCCCGCATCCTGATCGAGGTAGAGGAGTAGGAAGGCCCGTACGCCGGGAATGCACGCCTGCAGGTGCCGCGCGTCCGTCGCATCGAAGGCGACCCCCACCTCCACCTTGAACCGTGCCTCAGCGTCGGTTCCGGCGTAGCCCAGGCGTGTGGCGTCCTTCGTCGTGGCCGAAGGGTTATCAGGCTGGGTCCATTCCAAAACACGCTGGGTGCTGAAACGGGCTTCGAAGGCGTCAGTGAGTGTGCTCATCAGGAGGGCTCGGACCAGGTCGGCGTACCGGTCGTGTGAGGAAGATAGACGGCAAACGCTAGATTCATCCACCGCTGAACGACAGCATCCGCACCGTCCGAATCGGTGAAGGTGAAGATGTCGTCACGGAGGAAGGGGATCGCAGGGCCTGTGGTGTCATTGCTGTTTGAAGTGCCAGGCGTCAGCACGTACCACGTGCCGTCGATCTGGGTGTACGGCGCAATGATCAGGTCGTCCACCAAGACGGTGCCTGTAGCGAGCGTGTCCATCTCGATCTCGATCTGGGCATCGGTCGTGTTCCAGTTGCGCTGCCAGCAGTCCTGATCCGGTGTCGCTGCGGGCCACCGAAGGATGTTCCACTCGTCATTGGTGCCCGTCGAAACGTCCACACTGACGGTCTTGCTGCCGATCTTCAGCTTCAACGTGCCGGTGGCCGACCCCCGCCGCATCCACGCGATCTGCGCGTAGAGAGGAACGAAGGGGTTCCACCGAATCTGCTGTGTGCTGAAGGTCTGGTAGATCTTGTCGCTGGCACCGAACGTCGCTGACGCGGGCGTGGTTGTGCTGGGGAGGACGTCCTTGTAGTAGCGCGCCTGGTCCCGTGTGACGTTGGCTACGTCATTCGTGACGTTCCATCCGGTGAAGCCGTTGGAGCTGTCGTACTGCTCGAAACCGGGATTGATGACAAAGCGCTGGCTGTCCTGGATGGACAGGCAGCGTAGTGCCGATCGACCACCCTGGCCCCTGTTGGGGTAGGCGTTCCGAGGGACCGCGTCGCCGCGGTATTCGAATTGCTCCTGCCAGCGTGTGCCACCGTTCGTGTGCTCGTCCGCGATGCACTCGAAGGTCTTGTCCTCAGCGGCGCCGTTCTCGATGTTGAAGTTGTAGCGATCCTTCGTCAATCGAACCAGGGTGCCGTTGCCGATGTTGCTGCCCCCCGCTACGGGGGAGCCGAAGGAGATCCCCCGGCTTTTGACGGTCAGGCTGTTGTCGGCCATGTGCTCGAAGATCCGGAAAAGGATCGTCGGCACGTCGGTCTCAGGTGTGCCCAGGATGCGTTGGTATGCCGGAAGGAATGACGCGATCATTCCAGGCGCCAGTCCCGGAAAGCCGAAGGTGGCATTGCGCAAGGCGCGGATCAGTGGGATGACATCCTGACGGGCGTCATCGGGCACCGCGCCCTGGAGGTCGGCCTCCATCGTGACGTAGTTCGGGGAGTTGCTGAGGGCGAAGAGCCTCTGTTGTTCAAAGATTCGAATCGCTTCGTTGATTGACTCTTGGAGTAGATCTTCAGCGGCCATCAGCAGCCCCCCGTGTCACAGGAATGGATCAGCACATCGCCGGTGGGCGTGAGGCCCTCCAATCGGGGGGCATCATCTCGCCGACCTCGACCATGTAGATGAACCGTCCGAGGGGAACGTCCTTCTCCGTCCGACGGTAGTGCGGGCTGGAGACGTTGTAGGTGTCGCAGCGGTAGTTTCCACTGCGGTCCTCCTGCCTGCCCACGGTGCGAACGACCTTCGCTGCTACTGCGGCACGGACGCCCTCTACCTGGTCATCCGTCAGGGAGACCACGCAGCCCGGGTGTGCGCGATCCAGGATCGGCTCTCCCGATTCGGGGTCGGCTTCGATGATCCCCGACCACTTCGAGAAGGCCACACCGAAGGCATGCTTCGTCTGGAAGGGCGCATCAACGAACGCACCGCACCAGTAGCGCTTGGTGCGCTGCTGGACGTGGATGGGGATCTTGGTAGGATCGACATGGATCGATCGGAAGGACACAGCGCCCTTCGGCCCCTCCTCGATCACAGGACGGGAGCTTGCCTTCTTCGGCGGGGCGTCGTCGCCACGGAAGCGGACCTTCTTGCGCTTCTTGGGCCTCGTGACGATCTCATCTTCGGTCGTGGTACTCATTGGGGGCGTCTCCGCGTTTCCCTTGTGCCCGTGTTTGTGTATCGGCAACGAGGGAGGGTGTCGGGCACGGCCCACCCTCCCTCGTCAGGGAACACCATCAGGATGAAGATCCTGTCAGCGTCTAGTTGTTGACCTTGATCGTCGCGGCGGGGATCGTGACCCCGTAGCCCGAACGGTTCTCCCACTGGATGTACTTGTAGCCGGTGTCGCGGACGTAGTCGCTCGTGTCGTCCACGGCGACCGCCACCTCCAGAGGATCACGATTCTGCTCGAAGATCGGCTTGTAGGGCGCTGCGCCCTCCGCGAAGATGAACCAGTCGCTCGTGTCGCTGAGACGCTGCGAGGGCCAGAGGTCGATCTTGGCGCCCGACTCGGCGATCGTGTTGCTGACCGCGGCGGCGGCAACAGCAGTGTCACCGCTGCCCGCGTGCTGGCCGCTAGTGCCCTGCACGATCAAGCCGGTGAGGCCCTGCTTGAACGCCTCGCGGAACACCTGCTCGTTCTGCGGGTGGTAGAGGATCGTGTACTTGGTGATCTTCCCTGCGTCGAGGAGGGGCTGCCCCTCCTTGTCCTGGAAGAGCATCAGCCGGGCTACGGCAGCCCAGAAGTCGGTGCGGACCGCGTCGCCGGACACCGCCCCCGAGCCGGAAATCACGTTGCCGCCGGACACGCCGAAGCGGTCCGCACCATCGCCGTCCGTTGCGTCGTGGATGGCCGCGCCGTCCGGAGCATTGGGGATCGAGGGCAGGAGCGATGCAGCGGCGTTCACGATCTCGAAGAACGCGCGCTCCGGGATCGTGGCGAAGTGGTCGCCACCCATCTGGGCCATCTGCACCAGGCTCTGCGTCTGGTCGTCACGCTCATCGTACTTGCTCCAAGCGATCCGGTGCTTGAAGAGGTAGTTGATGACCGTGAAGTTCTTCGACTTGAACGCCTTCGCCGGGGTCGTGTCACCGTAGTTGACACGCCGAGGGTAGGGCGCTGTTTCAAAGTACGCGTAGATCTGCTGCCTTGCGGTGCTTGGGAGACCCAACTCCATGCACTGTGCGAGGTACGGAGAGGGCTTGCTCTCGTACATCCACATGTTGTTGAAGGTCGTGAGGATCCCGTTCGCGAGTGTGTTCGCCGCGAGGACCGGGGGGATTCCAGGCATGTCTCAGGTTCTCCTTTGGATTCCGCGCGGGCTCAGACGCCCACAGTGCCGTAGACGTTGGGGAGCATCAGGACCGTGGCGGTCGTGGAGCTGTCAGCGCTGACCACGTGGCCCACCAGGACTTCGTGTGTGGTCTGGCTGACGACGTCGTAGGTGCCGTCGTCCTGTGCGTAGACCTTCTTGCCGATGTCGGCCGCGGTTCCGGCCAGACCGCTGACCGCCAGGCCCTTGATCTGGAACCCACCGCGGGCAATCTTGGCCGTGTGTGCAGGGCTCGACGTGCCATCGTCCTCGGTGTCACCGAAGTGCCAGCCAAGTAGGATCGCGCCGATGTTGCCATCGTAGGGTTCAGCGGCGCCACCCGTGTCGGTGTCCGCCATGAGCAGTGCGCCGTCGTAGATCGTTGCACCGCTCTTGACGGCAACATTGACGACTTCATCGCCCTTGGTGACGTAGCGCGCATCAGCCGAAAGAGCCATTTGTGTTTCTCCTTGCGTTCTCGCCGCGTCGAACTAGACGGCAGCCTCTTGGATCATTGGTTCGTTGCAGGCGAGGTAGCGCTCAAGCGACATTCGCACGAGGCCCCTCTTGGAGAGGTCGCGCCAGTTGCGTTCCAAGGTGCGCGCGGCCTTCAGTGCGTCGGGCCCCTTGGCAGCGAACTGTGCCACGGATTCGTGGTCGCGTTCGGTGGACATGATCAGCGAATCAAGATCCTCTTCAGGATCCCGAGAGAACGACCGCTTGGCCATCGCAACGAAACGGTCGGTTGCTTCCTGCCCCAGGCCCGCGGCGAAGGAAAGATCCTCCTGGCTCTTCTCGTCCAGATTGATTCCTCGCAGGGCCTTCAGCGCGACCTTGATTCGCGATTCCCTCGCGTCGGCCTCATCCCGCGCCTTGAGATTCGCCTTGAGACCGGCGATCTCCCCCGCGCTGGAGGACAGGCGTGAGTTGAACTTGGCCTCCAGCTTCCTGATGGCACGCGCCACCAGGCGCTCCTCGAGTCCGGGGTCCGTGAACTTCGGGACACCGGGCTCGTCGCCAATGTCATCCTCCAGTGCGGCCTTCACCGATTCCTCATCTTCAGTGGTGACCGTGACCTCGGGCTCAGGATCGTCGTCGGTGTTGATCTCAACGGGGGTCTCCCCCTCGTCGTCGGACGCACGCATCTGATTCTGATCCTCATCACGCTGGCGCAGCGCGGCGGAAACACCCTCGACGATGGTGGCCGCGAGTTGCGACACCCATGAGGGCATCCCCTCGTCACCCCCAGGGGCGGCAACGGGCTCATCAATGGGACCAACATCGACGTTGGCCTTGAGCTTGTCGTTGTCGTGCTTGGTATTGGTGGCATCAGCCATCGTAATTCCCTCCGTTCGGGCGTATCGAAAGAGAGCTGCCGCTGCTCCAGGCACATTCGGCACACAACCGAAGCGCATCGCGTGCGTCCCCACGACTGCTGTTTCCATGTCGATGGACTCAGTCGAATGGTCCGAAGACTTCGCACGCATGAGGCGGCCAATGGTGATCAGCGGGTAACGGAACTGCGGCGGCTCGGAGTCAAGCAGCGCGAGTGAATCAATCTCAGGGGTGCCCTCGGTGTTGAGCACCTCGACCGAGCAGTAGGGCAGCTCCCCCCGCATGATCATCTCAGCCTGTGTCTTCGGCACGCGAAGGAAGTCGGCAAAGATGGTCTTGATGGGGTTACCGTTGAGAACGAAATCACCTACACGGCGTGAGATGAAGAACCCCGCTCGGGGAGCTACAAACTCATCACCGTGATGGTGAACGTGCAGTGGTGGAAGGTACCCCTCGGAGAACCGCTTCTGCGCCTGACCAAGAGCGGCCTTCAGCCACTCCTCGGTGATCTCGAATTCGGGTAGATCTCTCCGCTCACCCTTGCGCAACTCACCCACGATCGGAACGCCGAAGATATCGACGGTTCCATCGGAATTCTGGCGGGCATCGTAACGTCCGCCCAGGTGTTGCTCTGCGCTTGGCACACACGCATTTAAACGTTAGATCCGTATCACACGAAGAGAGCGAGTGCATCAACGATACCAATTGACCGCAATTCCAACTTTCGTGATTGCGTTTGAACAGATTCTGTCTTAGTCTCCTCCTACTTGACAGGAGGAATTGATCAATGGCTGAGCAAATCGAATGGCTGACGAGCAAGGAGGCCGCGGCATTCACTGGAGTCAAGCGTGTCACTCTTTATCGGTGGATAAAGGCGGGGTACCTGAAGGGGTATCAAACACCCAGCGGAAGGCTTCGGATCAAGAAGGCAGACTTGATTCGCATTCGTGAAGTGAATCAGGGGGGTGTCGAATGAACGATGGCAGTGGCGTGTACAGAGATCAACCTCAAACCCGATTTGGTATCCACCCCCTGGCACACGTAGCTCACGACGTGCAGTTGGGGCAGTGTGTGGTGATCCACCCCTTCGCTTGTATCGGTGATGATGCTTTTTCCTTCGAGCGCACCCCTGGGAACCCCCCGATCAAGAAGCGTGTCAATGCCAGTGTGGTGATCGGCGATCACGTCGAGATCTACGCAGGCGCAATCGTTGACCCCGGAATCGAACGCGACACGACACTAGGAAACCATGTCAAGATCGATCATGGAGCCCACGTGGGCCATGATTCCATCGTCGGCGACCGGACCGTGATCTGCTCCCAGGCGTTCATTGGGGGGTTCGTTGAGATCGGGGAGGACTGCTACATTGGCGCGGAAGCCGCAATCAAGCCCCGTGTCAAGATCGGCGCAGGTGCCCGAATTGGAATGAACGCCACGGTGCTTTGCGACGTCCCCGCTGGTGTGGTCGTCAAGGGCATTGTCAAAGCATGATGAAGGCACCCATCCTCATCGGCGGCGTCGCCCGCTCCGGAACGACGCTGACGCAAATGATGCTCGACTCCCACCCCCACATGGCTGTGGGTATCGAGATCAGCGAGCGTGCAATAGGTGCTTGCACATGCATGTGTCTCTCCTGTGACTCCTGTAGGCATTTTCTGGAGTTTATTCAGGCGGCAACCGGGTTGGGTTTCGATCTGATCGCCCACCTCTACGAGACCTGCGCAGCGGTATGCGGCAGCGGCGACTACCGTGTTGACACCGCAAGCCGTCACCAGTTCATCGGGCTCTGGTACGAATCCCTGGGCATCGCCATGTGCGCAGGGCGCAGCCGTGTGCGGTGGGGCTTCAAGGTGATGCATGCGTTCCAGTACGCAGGCGATCTCGGAAAAATCATTCCGGGCGCCAAACTGATCCATGTGATCCGTGACCCCCTGGATGTCCTTGCGTCGTGGTTGGAAAACACCGCGCCGGGATCACTGTCCAAGACCCGACCGGAAAACATCGCACGTGAATGGTGCAACGTGGTCGGTGCCTGGCGCGACGAGTACGGCCTGCTGGTCCGCTACGAGAACCTTGTTCTTGCTCCCCGTGCCACGTTGGCCTACATCCTCAACTGGTTGGATGAACCTTGGAACGACGCGGTCCTCCAGCATGAAAAGGTTGATCACGACCTCTTCGCCACGGAGTTCCATCAACTCTCTCGCGATCAAGTATCCAAACCGATCTATCACACGCAGGTCGGACGCTGGAAACGGGACTTGACCCAACAACAGATCGACGCGTGGCTTTCGGTTGGTGGCGACCTCCGCTTCCGCCTGGGCTACGTATGACACTGCACACAAACGGGAGGGTGCCTCAATGAATGATCTTGGAGTGTCTCTTCATGCGCACAACCGCAAGCCGACGTTCCGACGCGCACTGATCGAACTCCTCGCTGCGGGTGAACGTCCACAATTCAATCCGGACTACCTGACGCCAAACTTCACTCCGTCCCAGACAGACTCCCCTGTCGTAGGCATCTCCCGAACCATTCCGATCTACACCACCATGCACCCGGATGTGGAAGAGATGGTCGAGCAGGAAACCCTCTCCTGGGGTGGGCCGCTCGAGGATTACGCCAAGTTCGCGCAGACGTCCCTTCTGGTCCATCTCACGGACTTCTGGGATCCCGACGTTCCAACATTGATCCCCCATTCCTCGGGCTACGACAGCCGCATCCTTTCCTCCTGCCTGGCGCAGATGCGAAAGGACGGCGTGGACCTTGGACGGGTCCACTTCCGCTGCCGCCCGCCCGAACAGGAGTCCTTCCTCGCGATCATGCAGCGCCAGGGGTGGGAACCGCACGAGTACAGCGTCTACGACATGAGCGGGGAGGATCCGCTTGATGTTGGCGCTTGGGATCGACCGGGGACATCCCCCTGGCTGCCCGTCACGTCGCAGATCAACTTCTGGCGTGACATCGTGCCCTACGAGGAAGAGGAGAACTGGAACCTCTGCGGGGGATCCGGCGGTGGCGAAAGTGTCGAGTACCCCACACTCGGAAAGCCTCCCTCCATCGGGTGGCACTACTGTGCCAACCACCAGGTCAATCGCTGGTTCGGCTACTTTCCGGACGGGACCGATTGGGCTGCCGACATCGAGGGCCGCTTCAACATGGCCATGTTCCCCTTCTTCAGTTCGGCGTGGATCGCGGTCATCGCCAACCTCCCCGATCGGCATCTTGGGTTCCACCCGTCGGGCTGTGACACCATCCGAGCTGCTGTTCTTCAGCACTTCGACGACAACCTCCTCGACATCCCCCGGCAGCCACGAACCTACTCCTGGTCGATCTCCAATGCACGGTGGGTGGCAATGCACGCGCACTACGATCGTTCAATCTTCGCACACACCGTGCCTGGCGCACCTTCCGCTGACCAGTTGATCGGCGAACTGCGCGACAACTTCTTCAAGAAAACGTCCCGGGCTGAGCGGCTCTGGCGCCTTGCTGCGCTGTGGGAGCACGCACATGAGATCGCCGGGCATGCTGATGGACTCTGATCGCAAGGGGAAACGATGCTTGCAGTCCTGATGGCCTTCTGGCGGCGCCC